ACTCAAAGTACGCAGGGGAATATTATATACGTTGACGAGGGCAACGAGCTCTTAGTCTCTCAGAGATCGTACACCCGGTCATCAGAGATGCCGGGAGTCTATACCCTTTATCCGCCTGTGGCTAACAGCTTCAATTTTCCGAAGCTTGTGACGTCACTTGCGTTAATTCAGGGTAATTTCCGAGGTCGGGATCGCACTCTGCGGTCTTAACTTCTCAACCTTCCTTTTCAGGAGTTCTACCTATGGCAGCAGCTGCCGCTCTGACGCTCAAGAATAACGCCGCCTCTAACGTCACGTTCGATGTCTATTCGGTTAACACCGATAGCGTCGAATGGGTCGAAAGTGGGGCGACGTCGATCCTTGGGACGTCCCGTTTTGTTCTGTCTCGGGTCATCCCGGCAGACAAAGCGGCGGGTGTTTATCGCACTCGAGGCAAACTGACGCGTCCGGTTATTAACGGCACGTCTGGTCTTCTCGATGGTACGCTTACCGCGACCTTCGAGATTCTCCACCCCGCCAAGCTCTCGACAGCCGAAACTGATGAACTGTACGCTCGCTTCAAGGAAGCGGTCGGACAGGCCATCGTCAAGGCTGCCGCGGAAACTGGCGCTATTCCCACCTAAACCTTCAACCTAGGTCCTTATCATGACTAATTCACACGAAGTGATTAATCTCGAGACGATGGCTCAATGCCTCGCCGATGCCCGCGCACTGCTCCGCGATGGAGATATGTGTGCTGACACCTATGTCAGTCTGCTCGAAGAAGCCGCAAGGCTAATCCGCTCAGTCCTGGCATTCGCACAGGATGTAGGGCTGGAGATAGACGATGGTGAAGAGACGGAGGCCTGGGCTATTGTGGACCGTTATCAAGCGGTTCTTAAGCTCAGGCGAAGCACGATATTCACCGGCGGAGATTTCGATCTTTATCTTGATCTCCAAAACACTGGTGATACTCTTGTTCTGGAACCTGGACCCGAAGGTGGGGACGGTGCTTGTAAAGGCACTATTTCCATCTACAGTCTAGGATGTGCCGCTGATGCCCACCCCGAGAGTAATCTCGGGAGGCTAAAGCGGCACTTTGATCAGAAGGAACTGTCTTTGAGAGAGATCTCTTGGACGATCGTTCCCTATGATTTCAGCTACAAGGGTGCTTCTTGACCAGACAGAGGGAAAACTCTAATAAAAGAGCCCTCTTAGGAACCCTGCGCGCAATGTGCAGGGACTTCAGGTCGCCTTCCCAGGCCCTGAAGAGTGTTGCCGTTGATTTGTATGAGTCACTCAACACACCGATCTCACTATCCTGTGAGATTCTGCTCCGCTACGATGAGGTTGAACAGCTTGTTCGTAAGACTGTCAATCCAAGGGATTATACCCTGCCCACTAGGTTTAGGGACGACTACCAAGCCGTCTCTTTCCTTAAGAAGGCCCCTCTAGAAATAGAAGGTGTGGATCCTCTCGTGGCAGCGAAGGAGAAATTCTTCGCCGCGGAGGTTTCGTGTGCCGAGACTAACATGAGGTTCAGGACTTTCTGTGCTGGCGTTAAAAACGCCAGCCCCCGAGTGGAAGTGGCCATCGCGGCCGCTGCTCTGGAGGTTCAGAGAGTTCTTGGGTCCCATGTGAATTCTCGCGAGTGGCTCGACGCATGTCGTTTTGGCCCCGGTGCTTTTAATCACTCCGAGGCAAGGGGTTTAACATCCCTTTACGATAAGCTGCAAGTCAGTCCGTCTGTGTCTCACGACATGGCGGAGATCGGGGCTCTGCTTGTGCAAAGCCAGCCTCATTGGGCTAAGTCAGTGACCAACTGCGAGACGGAAGGCTTTTGGCCATTCGTCACGCGGGAGGAGATGAGCTTAGTCCCAGGCAACCGTATAGCGTTCGTGCCCAAAACCGCTGTCACGCACCGAACCATTGCGATCGAACCGCTGATGAATGTCTATGCCCAATTAGGGCTAGGCAAACTGATGCGGCGAAAGCTTCGGCTTAAGTGCGGACTAGATCTTGATGACCAAGTCCCTAATCAGGACATGGCACGTCGGGGTTCAGTCGACGGCTCTCTTGCTACTATTGACCTGTCCTCAGCGAGCGATACTGTTGCTCGTGAATTGGTCCGGTTTCTCTTGCCACATGAGTGGTTTGAGAGGCTTGATCTGTGCCGATCTAAAGTCGGCATGTTGGACGGCGAATGGTTAAGGTATGAGAAGTTCTCCTCTATGGGGAACGGTTACACGTTCGAGCTCGAGACTCTGATCTTTTGGAGTCTTGCGGTCTCTTGCGTGCAGTTGCTAGGTCTTGATCCTTTCGAGGTGAGAGTCTATGGCGACGATATCATTGTTCCGTCCTTAGCCTACGACTACCTAATTGAGGTTCTCACGTTCTGCGGCTTTTCTGCTAATAGCAGCAAGTCGTTCCGTGAAGGCCCCTTTCGGGAAAGTTGTGGCAAGGACTTCTACAATGGGCATGAGGTCCGTCCCTTTTTCCAAAAAGAGAACCTAGACAGGGTTGAATCCCTGTTCCGATGCGCAAACGGTATCCGACGCTTAGCGTTCAGAAGAGCTCACGGCCTTGGCTGTGATGCTCGACTACGCCCTGTGTGGATGTCGATAGTGCGCCGGATTCCTCGTCTTATTGCTCAGAACTGTCGGGTCCCGGCTCACGCCGGGGATTCTGACGGTATCTGTGGTAATTGGGACGAGAGCCAGGCCTCTCCATTCGTAGTCAGTAATGAACACGGATGGGAAGGTGTTTCTGGTCTAAGGTTCCAAGCGACACCTCTTGAGGTGCGGCGCCCAACGAATATGTTGGGCGTCACAGCAGCAATGCTGTATCGCTTGAAGGACGGGC